ATGAAAATTTCTTTAGTCGTTCCGGTCTTTAACGAAGAGGCCACGATACCTATTTTTTATAAAACTGTGCGCGAATTTGAAGGGCTTCAGCAGCATGAAGTCGAGATAGTCTTCATAAACGATGGCAGCAAAGACGCTACAGAATCAATTATCAACGAGCTTGCTGTTGCCGACCCGCTTGTTGTTTCGCTGTCGTTCACACGTAACTTCGGCAAAGAACCCGCCCTGTTCGCAGGTCTGGACCATGCTACCGGGGAGGCAATTATCCCGATTGACGTTGATCTGCAAGACCCTATCGAAGTTATTCCTCACTTGATAGAGAAATGGCAGGCCGGTGCAGATATGGTTCTGGCTAAACGCTCTGACCGCTCCACTGACAGCAGGCTGAAGCGTAAATCTGCTGAGTGGTTCTATAAACTTCATAACAAAATCAGCAACCCTCAGATAGAAGAGAATGTTGGCGACTTCCGGCTCATGTCTCGCGAAGTAGTGGAAAACATTAAGCTCATGCCAGAACGAAACCTGTTTATGAAGGGTGTGCTGAGCTGGGTTGGTGGTCGAACCGAAGTCGTAGAATATGCGCGAGCAGAACGCGTTGCAGGAAGCACAAAGTTCAATGGATGGAAGCTCTGGAACTTGGCGCTGGAAGGGATCACTAGCTTCTCAACATTCCCGCTGCGCATGTGGACCTATATTGGGTTATTTATTGCATGTATATCATTTACATACGGTTCATGGATGATAATTGATAAATTAATTTTTGGTAATAATGTACCTGGATACCCTTCAATTCTTGTATCAATATTATTTCTTGGCGGCATCCAGTTAATTGGTATTGGAGTGCTAGGTGAGTACATAGGGCGTATCTACGTTGAGGTTAAGCAGCGTCCAAAGTATATATTAAAGGATAATAAATAATGATTTTCAAAAAACAAATTAAATTTATATTCGTAATTTTATTATTTGCGTCATTATTTATGCTATATCACTTTGCCAGCTTAAACATATTCCCACCAAATACAGATGCGGCAACAGTGCTTTTGCTTGGTAAGGATATGTCAGAAGGTAATTACTTACTTCATGGATGGATGCTATCCACGGTTCCTTTTTACTTTACAGAAGTATCTTTTTATGCGATCGCCTCTATATTATTTGGCTACAGCAGTGAGCTTGCATATATAATACCACCAGCGATGTATGCTACTGTGATATTTTTGATATACAGGCTGTCTACAAATAAATCATTAGCATTAGCGCTAATTATATTCTACTTTGTTTTTCCTGCTGACATGGCTGTTACATCAATGCTTTCAGCGTGCATTCACATGGGTACATACATATTTATCATTGGATGCTTAATATTTACAGAAAAGTATATTAAAACAGAAAAAATATTATTTGTATACTTTTCAACCATACTGTCCTCTATGGCTATTTTTAGCGATAATATCTCAGTCTATATATACGTTGCACCGCTAACATTAGCAGCAATGTTTTTGTTGCACAAGGAAAGAAAAAAGAAATACCTTATTATAATGGCTGGATTGTTTTCTTCATATTTAATTTCCAAGGCGATCGGTTTTTTGTTTTTAAACCTTGGAAGCTTTACATTGCCAGGACTAACAGATGTAAAGATTGTTGAGTATGACAATATTTTAGTTAATATAAATACCGCAGTAAGTGGAACTTTATTGTTTTTTAATGCAGACATATTTGGTGAGCAGATAACACCATCACTGCATCTATTATCTAAAGCAATACGCTTTGCTGGTGTTGTTGCATTAATTTACTTCACTTTCAGAAATCTTTTTAAAAACAGAAGCGTTATTGATATATGTTTGTCATTGTCTATTTTAATCATGACATCTGCTTATATTGGTAGTAACCTCCCAAGAAATATATGGACAATAAGATACCTTGTTCCCGTCTTCATTATGGCAGTAATTCTTTTGTCAAGATCTAAATTTAATAAAAAAAGCATTATTTTATTAATAGCTTTTTTGGGCATCATATCAGGAATTAAAACAATAAATATTAATGGCTCCACTGATAATAGATACAATCAGATATCATGTATTAGAGAAAAAATCAACGAGCACAAAGTAAATTATGGATATGCCCCTTTTGCATTTACCAACTCTGTTGGTGTGAATGGAGACATAAAAATAGCAAATATACTTTTTAATAACAATGAAATTAAAAGAGACAACTGGCTTACAAATAGCGAATGGTATAACAAAGGAAATAATTTCTTTATTCTTGAGAATAAAGAACAATTGAATATTGTGAAGAAAATTTATGGTCAACCTGAAGATATTGAAAGTGTGTGTGATGTGATTTTTGTCAAATACAGAAACCACATTTACGTCAAATAATTATTTTACCCTGAAGGAGAAGGTTTATTAAAAGAATTTTCCTTCAGGGTAACATGTATAAGTACATAAATTCGCTACATTTTCGCCTAATAATTTGTTTTACTTCAATGATTAATAAACGAAAATAAATTTAAAGTCTAAGTATTAGTACCGTAAGCTCTTTTCCTCGTAGATGTGGTAATGTTCCACCAAACAGGAAGGCCGAGCGTTGTATCGTAGTATTCAACTGGCACAATTGAAGAGACAGGCCTCTGCGCAGTTGTACCATATAACAAAGATGTCAACGGAGAAGTGCAGGCCGCAAACTGACTGATGATGAAAAAACGCGGCTGAATGCGGTACTCGACTACATCGACGCAGTGACAGCAGTTGATGCTGACGCTGCGCCTGATATCAACTGGCCCGCTCCCCCGGTTGCGTAGGCCACTCTATTTCGGGTGCCGCTGAGGTATCAACACGGTTCAGCAGTACCCTGTATTTTTTCCACGCCAGCAGTAACGCCTGTTCATCGTCTGTCACCATTTCCAAATCAACGGCATCCTGCAGCGGTGCTATTGCGTTATTTGCTACGGTCAGTAGTGCTGATTTCTGCAGCTCAGCCTCCGCAACTAACGCGTTGTGAGAGCGTTCTGGGGGAGGTGGCGCGGTAAATACTCCGTCTGAATATGACCAACCGATGCCAGCATCGCCGTTTAACGGAACTAAATTACCAGCCTCTGGTTTCCATTCAGAAATTCCGTCCCAGATAATGACATTAATAACAACGTTATTATCAACAACTGCATAGATATCATTCATTTACATGTACTCCCGAATTACCAGCACGCCATTAGCTCCGTGCCCGCCACGTCCTGACGTGTGTGAATAGCTATTATCGTATGCACCCCCGCCGCCGGAGCCAGAGCAAACTCCAGGATTACCGCTCAGTTGCCCAGCGCGGCCGCCGCCACCCCAATAGCTCGATGCCCCATTGCCTACTAATAGCGCCTGGCCCGCCTGTCCGTCTGAACCGTCTCCGCCTTGTTCAGTTTTATAACCGCCAGAGCCTGAGCCACCGCGCCCGCCAGCGGTATTTGTAGCGCCGCCCCATTGCCCACCCTGGCCGCCGAGCGCAGTTAATGTCATGAACGAACTATTACCGCCATTATTTCCAGACCCTGACCCATTGGCACCACTACCACCGCTGCCAATTGTCACTGTATAGGTTCCTGGCCCGGCATCGTTGTCTGTCGCATAAATAGTGGCAAAAACAGTACCTCCGGCTCCTCCGCCAGCCCCTGAAAATGTCTGATTTGCGTTCTCCGCGTTACATCCACCGCCACCGCCGCCCGCCGCAGTCAGAATAACGTCAATTCGTTTTACGTCAGCTGGCCACGTATATGAACCCGACGATGAAAAAACGACAGTTTTGCTGTAACGCCCCGAGCCATCTCCCAAACCAAGGTTTTCGAGAGCCGTTTTCACCGTGCCATCCGATTTGATATCACCAAACGGATTCTTGCGGCTTAACAGCAGCGCACGAAGCGCGGTAAGCAACTGGTCGTGCCGCTCCTTCTCCAGGCTGGCACCGGAGGCCTCCACCACGCTACAAAGTTCTTCCTGCAACATGTCAAAGTAGTCATCATCCAGATCGGTGGCAGGTGTGCCGGTCTGGGGGTTACCACGGGTAAAACCGTTCTTACCCGCGCCGAACTTATCCTTCTGCGCGGTTTTCGTGTCTATACGATGCATGGATTACTCCGGATACCCTGGCGACGCGCCTTACGCGTTAACCAGCCTTCTGCTTCCAGCCGTGCGATAGCCGTTCTGACGGTACTCATCCCCGCGCCAATCTGGCGGGCAATGGTTTCAATTGATGGCCAGCACACACCTTCGTCATTACTGAAATCAGCCAGGCGGGCCATAATTGCCACGCTGGATAATTTCATGCCTGACGCTGCGCAACCATCCCATACATAGCCGGTTAATTTAGTGCTCATGACCGACCTCTATTTCCCTGAATTTACGACGAAACTGTTCGAGCGGACTGAAGCACTCATGCTCATAGCCTTCGCGGAGGTAGATAACCCGTTGTGTTTCCGGCTCCCAACGAATGACTCTGACGGGCACTCCGTAGTGATCTTTGAACCAGCGGTTAACTTGTCGCAAAGGACTGTCTCCTTCTGCCGGTTGAAATCACCCACAGCCCACTCTGCAAAGCTGTGGGTTACAATTTCCCTGTCACCTGGTACATTTACTGCATAGCAATACTCCACCTTCGCTTTTCCACCCGGTACAGGAAGCGCAATCAGTTGCGAGCGACGGTAGTGTGTTGTTAAACTGTTCATGCGTTAGTTTCTCCACAACCAGAAGCAATCGACGCCACGACGCCCGGAGCTGCACACTCGCGGGCGTCATTACTTTCTGAAATGCAAAAAATTTTGTAGACAAGTGCTGCATGCTCCTGCAGCTTCGAAATTGAGAGATACAGCTCGTCGTTAATTGCTGTCTTCTCATGCGGTTCCACTACACCGTCTTCGATTGCTGAACGAATCTGTTTTGAATAACTGCCGATCTGTTCAATGACTTCCAGCAGACGCTGGTTAATATCGGCGTTGTCCACATCCTCGACGTCAGGAAGAGACACAAAGACGCCATTAGCAGACTGCGCCACAGCATCAGCAATGAAGTGAGTTCCACCAGCACGTTGCAAAATCATTGCCCATCCCAGCGGGAAAATCTGATCGCCATCAGCACGAAGGCGGTTAAATAATGCGTTCTCTGTTACATCCAGCCAGTCAGCTGCTTCAGCGTAACCACCCGGCAACTTTGCGATAGTTTTTCTGACAGCTTTCACGTACCACTCAGGCTGTTTTTCTACTTTCCAGTGATGCTTACCCACGGTTAGCCTCATCGTTCTGTGGTTTCTGTTAATCGATTTATCCATTAGATTTTTCATAAAGCTCAGGTTTAAATGGCAACCGTCCGCAAGTTCTATATGCAGCTTCTGCTGCACGTCCTTTTGGAATTAACTGGCCCGGACGGTTTCGCCACTGATAAACGGCTTCAGTTGTTATGCCGAAAAAAGCAGCAACTTTCTCAATACTGCCGAAGTAGCTTTCGATATCGTCAGTTGTCATACGCCCTCCAAACTAAGTTTTATTAGATGCTAATTACAAATCTATCTTTGGTCAATAAAAACTAAGATTACTTAGCAATTCAAGAAATGGTGCTCCTATGGAAACGGTTGGTCAGCGTATAAAAGCTCTGAGAAGAGTTACCAGAACGTCCCAGAAAGAATTGGGTAAATTTTGTGGAGTAAGCGACGTTGCTGTGGGGTACTGGGAGAAAGACATCAATACCCCTGGTGGGGAGGCACTTTCGAAATTAGCGAAGTTCTTCAATACGTCAATAGATTACATTCTTTATGGTGCTGAGTTTGAAGGCAAACTCGTCACAAACATGCGCAGAGTTCCTGTAATATCGTGGGTTCAGGCTGGGCAGTTTACTGAGTGCAGGGCAGCAGAAGTGTTTAGTGAAGTGGACAAGTGGGTAGATACATCATTAAAGATTGGTGATAACTCATTTGCATTAGAGGTTAAAGGTGACTCCATGACTAACCCTAATGGCCTCCCAACAATACCAGAAGGCGCAACAGTGATTGTAGATCCAGATGCAGAACCTCGTCATGGAAAAATAGTCATCGCTCGACTTGATGGAACAAACGAAGCTACAGTAAAAAAATTAGTCATCGATGGCCCTCAAAAGTTTTTAGTGCCATTAAATCCTCGGTATCCCAACATCCCTATCAATGGTAATTGCCTTATCATTGGTGTAGTCAAAGGAGTTCAATACGAACTCTAAGACCTCTCTTCTCTAACTAAGGCACCGAACTAAGAAAAGTTTGGTGTTTTCTCTTGCCATAATAACTAAGTTAAGTTAGATTTTATGTCAAAGATAACGAACAGGCAGGACGCCCACGAAGTAGCCGCCGGTGGCGTATGAATGACCGGATGATTCGTTAAATACTATGTGTAAGAGAGCGCAAATGAACCGTTATTTCACATGCTCGTTTTGTGGCGCAAACGAGCTGCAGGCAAAAAAAATCATCGCCAAAGGCGGAAAAGATGAAGTTGCTATCTGCTCTGAGTGCGTAGTCTTGTGTGTCGGAGCATTAATCAATATCAGCACAACTATTCAGTTCACACCAAATGAGAATGCACCTTTAGATGCGCGGAAATCTGGAGGTTAAAGAACAAAATGAAAGTCCAGATTTTAAACAATAGTGGTGAAGTCGTTTGGTCATACGACATAGCCGCTCCTGTAGATCAGAGCGGCGATAGCTGGACCAATGGGAAACATCAGGCTATGGCTGGAGTTGTATTCTCTTTACGCCGTGCTTTGGAACAGGCTGAAGTATTTCCATCAGACCCTGAATGGAAATGGCCTTTTTCTATTTGTCCAAATTCGGAGAGCACATTTCAGAAAATTGGTCAGAAAGTCGCACTCGAAGAGCATCAGCCAACTGTTTCCTGATTATTTCAGGTAACTCGTCGGCATCGCAGAAACAACAACTCTCGATCATGTTGAAAGCCGATTCGTAGAACTGTTTCTGCTGAGTGTCGCTGAGACAGGAAAAGAGCGACGTTACGATGATTTTATTAATTGCATTATCAAGTTCTTTTTCATCAAAAGTCATTTGATTTTCCTTTTATGTATACGGGCTTAAAAGGATACCACCGAGCCTGAAGTGGTGAAAAGACAGGCACATAACAGCTAAGTATTTTCAACCAAAGAGAATCCTTGGCGTTGTGGTGAATGCGGCTCAGCGCACGCGGGTTAAGGTTGAGGCTGACAGTCGACCTTCTGTGGATACCCACCCGTCTGGTGTGCAACCTTCGCCAGGCACCGGGAGGCACCCGGCACCACAACTTTATGCTGTGTGTAGTCCTGGCGGTACCAGTTTGTACCCTTGCTTCCGGCTGGTACCGTCCTTTTTACAAAACAGAGAAGAGCATCACCGGACGACGGGCTCATAACCCAATCCATCCGGGCGGCTGCCACCGCAGGTGTTCTTCTCTGTTTTGTGGAGAAACTAATCGGCCTTGCAGGGTCGATATGATGAGGAGCAGCAAAATGGCTAGCGAACGCAGTACTGATGTGCAGGCATTTATCGGGGAGCTGGACGGCGGCGTATTTGAAACCAAAATCGGCGCAGTTCTCAGTGAAGTCGCTTCCGGTGTGATGAACACGAAAACCAAAGGTAAGGTCTCACTCAACCTGGAAATCGAACCATTTGATGAGAACCGTGTGAAAATCAAACACAAACTCTCATATGTTCGCCCGACTAACCGTGGGAAAATTTCCGAAGAAGACACCACCGAAACGCCGATGTATGTCAATCGCGGTGGTCGCCTGACTATTCTGCAGGAAGACCAGGGACAATTACTGACTCTTGCCGGTGAGCCTGACGGAAAACTCCGCGCAGCAGGTCATTAATATCGTTCTTAATTAACTGATTATTTATCTCATCACTGAATATCTTAATATAGTGAGGACTTATTATGTCTCAGAACTTAGACGCAACCGCAATTAATCAAATCCATGCCCTTATTTCTGCTCAGGGTGTTAATGAAATTATCAGTAAGATTGGTGCCGATGCTGTGGCATTGCCTGAGAATTTCCGCATTCATGATCTGGAAAAATTTAATTTAAATCGCTTCCGTTTCCGTGGTGCGCTTTCCACTGCCAGCATCGATGACTTTACCCGTTATTCTAAAGATCTTGCAGATGAAGGCACCCGCTGCTTTATCGATGCTGATAATATGCGTGCCGTCAGTGTGCTTAACCTGGGTACTATTGATGAACCAGGTCACGCAGATAACACCGCCACTCTCAAACTGAAAAAGACAGCACCGTTCTCTGCCCTGTTGTCTGTTAACGGCGAGCGTAACTCCCAGAAATCACTGGCAGAATGGATTGAAGACTGGGCCGACTACCTTGTGGGCTTTGATGCTAATGGTGACGCCATTCAGGCAACAAAAGCGGCTGCGGCAATCCGTAAAATCACGATTGAAGCAAACCAGACCGCTGATTTTGAAGATAATGACTTCAGCGGCAAACGCTCCCTGATGGAATCTGTCGAAGCGAAGACCAAAGACATTATGCCAGTGGCATTTGAATTTAAATGCGTTCCGTTTGAAGGTCTGAAAGAACGTCCGTTTAAATTACGCCTCAGCATTATCACTGGCGATCGTCCTGTACTGGTTCTGCGCATTATTCAGCTGGAAGCGGTGCAGGAAGATATGGCTAACGAATTTCGTGATCTGCTTGTTGAGAAATTCAAAGACAGCAAAGTAGAAACCTTTATTGGTACTTTCACCGCCTGATTTCATTACTGCAAATGCCCCTGCGGGGGCATTTATGGAAACGTAATTAACTCAATAATCACCGGATGGTGAGGGCTTCCTTTTACCCAAACTCAGCGCGGTGCAGCGCATATACGTGGAGAACAAAATGTCATTTATTAAAACTTTTTCCGGGAAGCATTTTTATTATGACAAGATAAATAAAGACGACATCGTGATTAACGATATCGCGGTTTCCCTTTCAAATATCTGTCGCTTTGCCGGTCATCTTTCTCACTTCTACAGTGTCGCCCAACATGCGGTGCTTTGCAGCCAGCTGGTGCCGCAGGAATTTGCTTTTGAAGCGTTAATGCATGATGCAACAGAAGCGTATTGCCAGGACATCCCCGCACCACTGAAACGCCTTCTTCCTGACTATAAACGGATGGAAGAAAAAATAGATGCAGTAATCCGTGAGAAATACGGGTTACCTCCTGTTATGAGCACGCCAGTGAAATATGCCGATCTCATTATGCTGGCAACCGAACGCCGTGATCTCGGGCTTGATGATGGCTCTTTATGGCCTGTACTGGAAGGTATCCCGGCAACAGAGATGTTCAAAGTTATTCCACTGGCACCGGGCCATGCCTACGGGATGTTTATGGAACGCTTCAACGAGTTATCGGAATTACGCAAATGTGCATAACTCATGTAGTTAGTTTTTCTGGCGGGAGAACATCCGCATATCTTGTTCACCTGATGGAAGAACAAAGAAAGGCTGGCAATAACGTCTGCTACATCTTTATGGATACCGGTTGCGAACATCCGCTGACATACCGCTTTATCCGGGAGGTTGTAAAGTTCTGGGACATACCACTAACTGTGTTACAAGTCGATATAAATCCTGAGCTTGGGCAGCCAAATGGTTATACAGAATGGGAGCCAAAGGATATTCAGACACGAATGCCGGTGCTTAAACCGTTTATGGACATGGTTAAAAAGTACGGCACGCCATACATCGGCGGCGCGTTCTGTACTGACAGGCTAAAACTCATCCCTTTCACGAAATACTGCGATAACCATTTCGGGCGAGGTAATTACATCACATGGCTGGGTATTCGTGCAGACGAACCCCGTAGGCTGAAACCGAAATCGGGCGTCCGGTATCTTGCCGAGCTGTCAGATTTTGATAAGTCGGATGTTATCCGGTGGTGGCGAAAACAACCTTTTGATTTGCAAATCCCGGAGCATCTCGGGAACTGTGTTTTCTGCATCAAAAAGTCAACGCAAAAGCTGGAGCTTGCATGTAAAGACGAACCAGGTCTGATGCGAGTTTTTAATGAGCTGGTTACAGGCAAACACGTCAGGGATGGTCATCGCAGAACAGGTAAAGACATTATGTACCGTGGTCACCTGACGCTTGACGGAATTGCCAGAATGTCTGCCAACAGCGACTACAGAAATTTGTATCAGGCGATGGTACAGGCCAGGCGATTCGATACCGGTTCGTGTTCAGAGTCATGTGAAATCTGGGGTGATCAATTGGAATTGGAATTCGAAGAGGTAGGGGTATGACAACCGAAATTAACTACCATGCACTGCTTGAGCGCGCACGGAATAAAGTGCAGAGCATTGAGTTCGCCTTAACACAGAGTGCATTCGCTGAGATTCGCGCTGAGCTTGAAAATGATTTAGAACTGGCACGGATTGCACTGGCATCTCTGGAAGTTGAGCCAGATGAACGCGCAGCCTATGAATTATTTATGGAAAAGCGTTTCGGTAAAACAGTCGATCGTCGGAGAGCAAAAAACGGCGATAACGAATACATGGCATGGGATATGACTCTCGGTTGGATCGTCTGGCAGCAACGAGCTGGTATCCGTTTTTCAACAATGTCACAGCAAGAGGTGAAATAATGGAGCCATACAGCCTCACACTCGATGAGGCCTGTCAGTTTCTTAAAATATCCTGATCTACCATCGCCGTCATAGAGCGTATTTTTATTACCTGATTTGCAGGTTCGATTCCCTATTCGGAGATAGCACTCATGCAACACGAACTACAGCCTGATTCACTGGTTGATTTGAAATTCATCATGGCTGATACTGGCTTTGGTAAAACCTTCATCTATGACCGGATTAAGTCAGGCGACCTGCCAAAAGCCAAAGTTATCCACGGGCGAGCAAGATGGTTATATCGTGACCATTGTGAATTCAAAAATAAGCTCTTAAGCCGCGCCAATGGGTAA